CACGAACATGATTTCCGGCAGACGTAAAACTTGTAGTAACGGATAGGGTTGCACCATTCGCTCGAAGTGTTTCACTAATTGAGCCATTTTCATCGATAGTCACATCTGGTTCAGCAGCACCTCCTGACCAGTTTGTAGTAGCATCTGCTGTATCGATGATTGTTGGAGTATTTGTGAGAGTAGGTACAGCCATTAGTTATACTCGTATGTAGCCCTGTCGTCCCAAATTTTATCAAAGTCGGCGGAATTATTTGCCCAAATGATTTCTAAATCTCCATCAGCAAATTCTTTTATTCTTTTAATTCTCCAAATTCCGTCGGACTTATTTGTGCCTGGTACCGCTTCACCAACATAAGTATATGAGTTTGTAGCATCTTCATCAACAAGTTTATCGTATTGCACTTCTAAGTCTGCCTTTAGTCTATCAAGAATGTTCAAAAATGATTGAACAACGAATTTCTTTTTAGCAGGATCGTATATAAGAATACCGTCTCCTACTACATTTTTAATAGCAGACTTGTCTACATCTGCATTGTCAACAATTTTATATGAACCGCCACCACCAAGAGTGCTTAAAGAACGATTAATCTGGTGAATCTGCCTTTCTAAATTCGCGGTGACTGTATTTTTATTTTCCGTTAATTGTTCATTAAATCGTTTAAGGGCTTCTTCAAATCTTTCTTTATAATCTGGACCTGCGGGTCCCGCGGGACCAATTTCGCCCCGTTCTCCTTGTGGTCCAATTGCTCCATCCTCTCCTTTAATCCCCATTGGGCCACGTATGCCCTGTTCTCCTTGAATGCCCTGAACGCCTTTTTCGCCCCTGTCACCAGTTCTTCCAGTGTCTCCTTTGGGTCCTTGATTTCCCTTATCACCTTTTGTTCCTTTATTTCCAGTTTTACCTTGAGCACCGTCTCTACCATCTTGTCCACTAGCACCTTGAAGACCCTGTTCTCCTTGTGGACCTTGTTCTCCTTGTGGTCCAACAACAGGACCCATGTTTTCCCACATAGTTCCTGTGTACAACCAAAAATCTAATGATTTTTTATCAACAACACCGTCACCAGGATTAGCATAAGTAAAATTTTCAGTCAAAGAAGATTGATCTTCGAAACTTTCAAACGATCCTATTATATTAATATTTGGTCCAACTTTACCCCGAGGTCCAGTTTTACCTATAGGTCCACGATCTCCCTTAACGCCTTTATCACCTTTAGACCCTCTAATAGCTTGAACATCTTCGAGCGCGGCGAGAATTTTATCTTCTAATTTTTCGATTTCTTTTTGCGTATGTACAACTGCAAACGCAGTAGAAATAGTATCAATCTTGCTCATTAAGTCGCGCCATATACCTGGTCAATTCTTCCGTCAATTCGTCGCTGTTAGTAGGAATGTAATCTTCCTTTTTCTCTTTCTTTTTCTTGGCGTCTTCGGCATCTTTCTGTCTTTCCATTTCGCTTGGATTATCAGTGCCCGGAACAACTGTCACAGGTGTAGGAGCAGGAGGTTGATTCGCCATAGCGATCTTTTCTTTTTCTTTTTCTTCCTCTTCTTCTGGATCAGGTATGTCACCTTCTGTCATTTCTTTATCAATCTGTTTTTTCATCTGCACGATTTCTTCATCATCTAACATAAGAACATTCTTTTGAACCCACTCTTTACTGTAGTATTCACCAACATACTGAGTGATTTCGTTCATAAGCGCTATACGATTTTGTAAAATTTCGGCGTCTTTTAGTTCAGAAAAATGATTATCTTTAATGTAATCAATATAGATATCGTCTTTCCATTCTTCCCAATCTTGTGCAGTAATAATACCTTTAAGTATTAACTGTTTTTTGAGAATACCCAAAAACATGGTGCCAAATCTGCGTCTAATACGATCTACAAATTTTTGAAATTTAACTTCGTCCCGAGTAATTTCAGTAGATCTTCCTAAACTAAATTGATTTTCTTGTTCTAATCTATTGACAGGTACATTTAAACTACGATATAATCTCTTTTGAAAATATATAATATCATCAATTTGACCTAAGTTATCACCACCAGGTAATGTACTAATCTCAGTACCTCGCCCGTTTTCTCTACGAGGCAACCAAAAATCTTCCAGCATAGACATGTGCTTACGATCATCTTTGATCTGCCCTGTACTGGCGTCATACACCAGTTTATTTCTATACTTGGTCATGATGTCTTTCATATATTGATCTGCTTTACCACGTGGCAAATTACCCACATCAATATAAAAAATTCTTCTTTCGGGAGCACGAGCCAAACGATAGATGACCAACGAGTCTTCCATCATTCGCAATTGGTTGATAGGCTTCAACGCTTTGTGTAAATGAGATACAACTTTCTTTTTAGTCTCATCTAATAAACCTGATGTTACATAGCTAATAGCATCAGTTGAAATTTTAACACCTTGTACAGTGTTAGCACCAGGTTTTTCTTCGTATACATAATACTCATCTATACGATCTACAATTTTAACACCTGTCTTAGGATCTTTTTTATACTTAACTTCTTTCACTTTACGAATTTTTGCAGAGTCAATATGTCTAATTTCTTGAATGCCTGCTTTTACATTACCTTCGTTAACAAGAAGATGATGTACTACACGACCATCAATATACCATGATCTAAAAATATCATGACCTATATCATTAAATTTTAAAAGAGAAATAATATTTTCAAATTCTTCTAATATTTGATCTTTAATTTTTTTAGGCGCTTCGATTTCGTCTACTTTAAGATCGACCGAAGACTCTAACTCAGAAGAAACAATCGTTTCGTTGACAATTTCATCAATTGCCATATCGACTTCTGGGTTCATAGCAACACCACGATAACGCATTATAAGTTGTGCATTATCTTTTGATGAATCTCCATCCAGATTTATATACTGACCATAAGCTCCTGCGCCAGTACTAATATAACCTGCGGCATCTTCGTCAGTAGGAGGAACAATAGAAGGAAGCATTTTAGTTTCCGCCTTCTTGCTAGACCTTTTGAGTTCAAATCCAAATAATTTCAATAATGAGTTATCGTTGTCTGCCATACTTTTTCCTAATAATAATAACAAAGGTGCCCGTAGACACCTTGTTATTTAGACGAGTTTTAACTCGTTGTATTTGACTCCCAATATTGGTAAGTGAAAGAAACATCAAAAGTTTCAATCTCTCCGCCATTATCATATGTCAAAGAAATTTCTGCTACGCTTGTTGGGAAAGCGCCTCGGAAATTGTATCGTTTAATTACTGACTCGTCACGATCTAATTGATCTACAATCAAATCAGTTTGATAGTCAACAGGATTTGTGATACCAGAATTGGTCTGATGACCATTAATTCCGTTCATCCATCGTTCAAACGAATCACGAACCGAAAAGTCAGTATCATTTAAGATAGTCACAGTCCATGGTTCGAAAGTTCTATCGCCAGCCACATTGAGAATTCTTCCTCTGAATGGAACAGCCAAAGGTTCTACTGTTGATTGTGGTAACTGTGCCGCCCTACACATGAAAGATGTTAGTTCAACATCACCTCCTGCATATGATGGAAAGTTGATGGTCGCTTTGAATAAATTCGGTCGCGCACCACCACCTCGCAGTTTTGATTTAAAGTCATCGACTCCTAAAATTGCCATTGTTTATTTCTCCTTAGTGCGCTTATACCAAACCTACTACTTCTTCAAAGTCAACACCAGTTCTAACTGCAACGAAACTTAAAGTAACGTAGTTGATAGAACGTGCGGGTTTGACAAAGATGTCAGCAATAAATTGGTTGTTATCAATCACATTAGCAGTATTGTTTGTTTCGTCGCAAACAACTCTGAAGTCTGTGATGCCGCGTCTCCCCTTAATCTCTCTCAAAAAAGGTTCAACGATGTTAACAAATTCCGCTCGTGTGAATTCATCATTGAATTCGAACATTACATTCTGAGCGGCTGCTTTGATAGATCGTTCCATGACTAAGAATAGTCTACGAACATTAATTCGATCAAAAGCAGAAGGACGTCCTAGTTTAGTCTTATCTCCAAAAAGTAAGATGCCTTGTCCAGGAAGATTTACAATAGGATTAACGCCTGCTTTGTAAAGTGTGTCTCTTTGTGATTTAGTAGCATTCCATGCAAGTGAAGAAACGCCAAAATATTGACCTCTCCTGTTACCTGCAGGAGAATACCATGGAGCAGAAGAAAAATCTCCAGCTGCCATTAACCCTGCGGTAGAACTTGCTGCGGGAATAAACACATACTCATCATTATACTTATCATAAACTTTAAGAAAGTTATTATCTACAATTAAATATGATGATGATGGTAGACCATTGGCAAAAGCAACAACATTAGTCTTGATTTGATCGGGATCAGAAACATTTACAATCGATTCTTTAGCAGGAGAAGTAACAACAACACAGTCTTTTCTTAATTGAGCAGTCGATACTAAATCAGCAACAAGCGAAGTTTGATCATTATTAGTTGCCATTTTAGGTGCGATAAGAAAATCTATTTGAATAGTATCTTCATCTTCGAATTGATCAAATCCGACCAGATATTCAGCCAAACTTAAAGTTCCAGATGTTTGATTACCACCATTAAAAGATTGTGTTCTAACAGTATTGTCTGTTACTGATGCAGTTAAAAATTCGGAAGCAGATAAGTTTGTAGGTCTTCCAGTATCAATAGCAGATGCCCAAATGTACTGTGACTTATCAGATAATACATCAAGAGCAAAATTGTTAGTACCGTCTGGTGTTTTTGCATCTGTAGCTAAAGATAAGTAAGACCAAGTTTCTAGTACAGATCCTGGAGTGCCAGTAAATTTACCACCTTCATCGATAACAGCCACATGAATTTCATCATGTGCTAACGCACTGTCGGTGCTTCTTGCTTCGACATAAGAAGAAGTTCCTGGTGCTCCATCAAAGAAAGATTTGTACGCCCAACTACCAAAAGCAGCATCGGTTTCAGAGTATGGGCAAATAGAAACAGATAATGAATTTCCTGCAAGTCCTGGATATTTTGCAACAATGCGATTAATGTCATTGACAAAAGACGAATTTTGCCAATCATCTAGGTTTCCAATTGGATCTGATTCTCCACTGCCAGGCTGATTAGTTAAGCCTGCTGCATCGGAATCAACCGCGTTCGTTGCTGTAGCGTCAAGACCTCGGGTAACATATAATGTGCCTGAGTATTTTAAGAAAGCGGCTGCAGATAAAAAATCTGTATTGTCGCTGTCTACTACTAGAGTAGGAGATCCAAATTGACTTGTCAACTCTGCTTCGTTTCCGATCAGAATAGGTTTGTTTGCGGGTCCCCAATTAAAATCGCCAACAATAGCACCAGTGGATGAAGTAACAGCAGGCACAACACCTGATAAGTCAACTTCTCTGACGGTGACTGCTGGAGACTCTGATGGTAAAAGTGCCATAATCGTGTCCTTTTTTCGTTAACATAAATAAGATATTCATAATACGGAAATTAATCAATGTATTTATTTATATACTATGAAATCTTAACATGTTACCAATCAGGTTCCCATGGAATGGACCAACCTCGATCTTTCATTTCTTCTCTATTTTCTAACTCATCTATCATATCACTGGCATCATCATGAAATCCAAAAGGGACTAAATCATTTTCAATTTCTTCTGCACGTTGCGTAAACATAAGTTCTTTTAAATTAATATCGGTAAGATCAGTAAATCTATTATCGGTTGAAAAATAACCAAATAAAACTAAGTTCATCATTAGATCATCATGATTGCCATCACTGGCTTCATATGATTGCCCTTTAAGACAAAACGTTGAAATTTCCATGATAGTATTTTCATCTACAATTTCTAGTTTATGTTCTTCTAATAAATCTTTTATTCCTGAACAACCTAGTCTTTTATTTTTGCGATTAATTTCTATGCCTAATCTGTTCTTGGTTACAGATTCAACATGCATGTTTTCATATTCCAAATCTAGATATAATCCATTTGTTACCAAAGTACCTTGATCATTGGATTCAATTACAACATATGCTTCGTTATAGACTTTCGCATACTTATATATAATATTAGGAAAGAGCAAAGGCGATATAGTGTTACAGCGGTACACAGCCACCTGTTTAAAAGGTCTCTCGCTAATGTCGATGATATTGAATGTAGAATAGTCTTGGCCTCTTCCTTTGCTTACGTCAACACACATGATATAGTCATGATTTTCTTGCGTCTTTTCGTAAACTAAAAGATCACCTCCTTCAAAATGAGCTATAGGACTTTTTGCTCGTAATTGCATTAATGTTTGTGCGTTTATTAAAGTATCACCTGTTCCGAAAAAGGTGTTGCCAAATTCCTGATCGAACTGTAGTATTGAAGTGTTGGCTATGGTCTGTTCTTTCCATGTTTCGTCTCTGCCTGGTACATCATACCAATCTACACGAAAAGGAATAAACTCATTTATTTTTTGGTTGGCGCCTTCCCAAATTTTGTGGAAAATATTTCCAATGCCGTTTGCCGTAGATGTAATAATAACCTTGGTATCTTTACCCGAGGAGATAACTGGATAGGTGGAAGTGTAGAATTCAGACGCTCGCTCAACAAAAGCAAACTCATCGAGATAGAGCAGATTAACAGACATACCCCGAATAGAACTCCCAGAGGTAGAAGCAGCAACAATCCTAGAGTTATTAGAAAAATCGATACTACCCTTGTTAAGAGTTTTGCAACCAGGCTGTAAAAAGAAAGGAAGATTTTCCAGCATGAGTGTAATACGCCCAAGCATTTCTCGTGAAGTCGACCCTTTGTTTGCGAGAACTGCGATTGTTTTTTCTGGGTGAAAGATTGCGTACCAAAGTAAGTAGGCGACAGATGAAATTGATTTGCCAGACTGTCTACAAGCAAGTACAATGTTAAACCTATTATTGTTAAAGTGTTCGAACATGCGTTCTTGATAGGGGTAAAGATTAAAAGGAACAAGACCCCTATCCAATGAAATAATTTTGACATAGGTCTCAGCAAAATAAGCGGGATTTTGCATACATTTAGCATATTCAATAACATCTTCTTGCGTCCATTCTTGGACTACACCGTCTTTCTTGACAAGATGATTATATTGATAAGTATCATTCGACATTCGTAGAACTTGAGTCACTTTCAATCACCTTTTCTTCATTCTGTAATAGTCGCTGTAAATCCGTAGTGCTTCCTAGAAACACATTGTTGTTTGTAATTTGTTTTTGTTCTGTTTTATCAGGCATTTTTATATCTTTTTGTTTTTTATTTAGATCCATCAGCCGATCGTTTACATCAGATATGTTTTTAACCATTCCTGATAATACTTCAAAAGCACGAGGATGCTCGGATTCTCGTGCAACCTCAATCATAAGATCCAAAGATTCTTTTCCTTTTTCTATGAGTTCATAATATGTAGCCCGAGAGTAATCATAATCGTAATCGATTTTTCCTTCAGGCGTTTCTTTGTCATGATGTTTCATAATAATACCATTAGTTAATTAATCTTAAGGTTCATAGTTAGCGAGTAATTCTAGTCTGACTGAGGCGAGTACAGGCCCTGGGAATCCAGAAGTATACTCGGCTATTTCTATCACACCTCTAGAAAATGATGATAAACCATTACCTGTTTCATCTTCTTGTGTCCATGTTCTGGACACATCTAGACGGTAATACCCGTTGTTCGAAGTGCCTGTAGGAGTAATTACATCGTCGGTGTAGTCTGACATTAAATCTTCACGATACCTAATCATATAATCAGAAGCATTCCCCCCTGCTCCTAGCCAAGTTTGTTCCCAAGGATTACCATTATTATCTGTCAACCAACTAACACCATCTTTAAACGCGGTTGAAGAATCATATCCAGAAGGTAAAGGTGAAAATACGACTTTGCCGTCAGAAGCTTGAAAGGTAATTGATATTTGTGCTTTAGAAAATCCACTATAAAAAATATTGGACAAATTCCAATTATTTCCATCTAACTGCACAGTGACAGGTGGATATGATACTAGAACTTGATCAGTGGCAAGTGCCGTTGAATCATATGTAAAGGCAAATCCTGGATTAGTTAGAGATAATTCTAAAGGTTTATACAAAGACCAACTAAAATTCTGATCGCCTGAAAACAGGCTTGGATCATTTACACTATTTACTGTAATATTATTAAATGAACTTTCATTAGCATCTTCTCTCACTACAAATTGTTTAAAAGGCGGATATATGGAAAATGTTTCTTCAGTTCCAAAATAATAAGTTTTTGCTAAAGTATCGCTTGGTCCGTTGGTATCGGTTATGTCTGCCATAGTTCTATCTAAAATAAGCGAATACCTTTCTCCACTGGATTGTGTTGACGTAGAAGGTATAGTAGCATTAGTAACTTTACCTATAAGTACGGCGTTTGTACCATGGGCTAGCGCCGGCGCCGGAGGATTAGGATAAGAAATTTCTTCGAAAGGACCATTAGGATATCCAAAATGATCTTCATTGTCAAAATCAGCCCATACATACATACCATTTTCAACACCCAAATCTTGAAAAGTGCCGGGAGTGTTTTTATAAGTGTAAATATAATCGGATTCTCCATTTGAAGGAATAGTACATAAAGGTACTAAAACCATATCAGTAAATCGAGCTTCAACTCTTCGATAATCACCTAAATTATAAACATCAGTACTCCAAACAATAGATTGACCTAATGATACAGGTTCAATAGTTGCTAATTCGAAATTCCAAACTTCTCCCGCATCTGTCAATGTTATCGAACCAGAAGCAACCTCTGTGCCTTCAACTGATGCCGTTATAGTTATTGTTCTAGGACCGTCAATAATTGCATCAGCGGGATTATTAGGAAAAGTTACTGAAGCAATACCACCAGGAATACTATTCGTATTTTGAACAGTACTACTGAAAAAAGTACTGGCGTCTGTGCCTGTTATTTCGATTTCTAAATCTTCTACTGGTTGTCCTGCACTGACAGCAATGTTCACCTTTAAATCATTACCTTCGGCTATGCTGGTAATAATTTCATCTTGAGCATCGACAGTGGTAATTTCATAAGTAGCTGCAGAAGTATCTAAAATTGTATAAACAGGCGAAATCGCTATTTCTGAGCCAGTATTATTTTCACCTATTACAAGTTGAAAATTTTCCATTCCTTCACGAAGAACATCTTCTGAAACTGTAACCCGTATATCAGCGCTTCCACTTGTAAGTGTTATATCTTTTTTATCAGTAAAAGTTCCAAATTCAGCACTAACTAATCCTAGCCCATCATTCTGATCTTTTCTCACCTCGGAAAAATCAGCAGATGTAATATCACCAACAAACCAATACTTATATGTATCGTCAGTGCCTGATATAACCATTTCAAAAATAGAACCTTCATTTATATTTGTAGATGCTGGAGTTATGCCAGTAATAGCAGGTGTCGATCCTTGAATATTAAGATCCAAAGTTGCCAAAATATTATTGGCACCACCACCACTTGAAATATCATTTATTCCTACTTGATATAATTCATTATTAATACGAGCAGGATCTATTGAATATTTTAATTGTGTAGTAGAAGTAGTAACCTCTCGACGGTTAGCGTCTAGTGGATAATAATCAGGAAATGGTTCAGATGCTACAGCAGCAAAATCGGCTGAAGTGACTTCGGTAGGATCTATATAAAAATAAACAGGAATACTAGGATCTATGTTGTTTCCTCCGATAGTAAATGTTACTATCTCACCACCGGGCGCTATTGATTTATCCGCCACCAGTGCGTATTCAGGATCTAAATTAGTAATACTAAAAGTACTATTACCGGTAACACCTAAACCAGAAATTTCGACAGTGTTTTGTACTACTGGTTCAAAAGTATTACTTGCTGTTGTAGGTATATTTATTAATAAAGTTGATCCAGTATAATTTGCCGTCCCTGTCGAAGATGGAAATCTACTATCAGGATTTAATATGGTCCAAGTCAATTCTTCATTAATATCTGAAGGAATCGAACCTTGGGATGCAGTGATATCAACGGTGACTACTAAATCTTGACCTTCTTGAATATCAGGTGAAGTAGCATTAATGCTTGGAAGAACATTTATAATTCGAATTTCTTGCGTCTTTAATTCATATCCGTATTCATTTATAATTTTAAATGTAGCAGTTTCGTCTGCAGATTCAGCGCCATCCAAAATAGACTTGACGTTAAAAGATCCTGATCCTGCAGTAACAATAAATTCTTGAGCGCTACCTAATAAAGGCATAGTTCCTTCGAAATCAGCATCGACAGCAGTGCCTGGTTCAAAATACCATCTAAGCACTGCTTCTCCATTATTAGGAAGGACTTCTAAATCATTAGAACTCATAACAAATTCAATATTTGATCCTTCTAAGATATCAATTGTGCTACCACTTACAGAACCATTAATTCTTAAAACCCAACCAGGCAATCGATCTTCTAAGTTACACACTTGAGACAATATAATTCTACCAGCACGATCAGTTACATATATGGTAAAAGTTTCTGAAGCTAGATCTTCGGGATTGCCATATGAATCTAAAATGGTATTTAAATTAAATGATCCTTGTGCTGTTCCTCCTGAACCGTTTAATTCAAAGTATTGAGGATTGTTAATATCGGGCAAACCAGAAGTTTGATCATAACTATTGATTCCGAAGTCAGCGTCAGTTGTTGTTCCGTGTTCGCCATACCAATATAAAGCATCTTTTTCATATGGAGTTTCAGTTGCTTGAACTGTAAATGTCCACTCTCTACCTTCTTCTTGAGTTGTAATTAAAGTTTGAAAAGAATATTCTGTACTAAGTCTAGACGGAACATTATCAAGAGAATTCGTAATCTCTAACGCTTGTAATGCCGCCAAAATATCATCAGTAATCGATACTTCACTACCTAAATACATTCCTGCTGGATGAGTAAACAATTTAAAAACATCTTTCCACTCAGAGATAGAAACGCCAACGCGAACTAATAAGGCAAAAGTTTGATATAATTTATCGTCAGTAAGAAATCTTAAGGATTCTGGTCCAATTTTAGAATCAGTGTCACCTACTTTAAAAATATTTTCTTTAGGATATAATACTTCAACATCCTCATTATAAAATGATCTAAAGAACCACTCAATTGCAAACTTAGTTCCTTTTGATCGAAATAAAATGTTAGAGAAATTAGCAGCGGCTCTTAACTCAGCAGCATTGTTTTCTTTTCTTAAACCATCAAAGTATGCATCACCCAAAAGCAATTCATCTTCGATATAAGAAAGCAAAGTGATATCTGTTTCTGTGACATCGCGTGTCGCAAAAAGATGATTTAATAATTCAGTAGAACTATTCTGATCTTGAAATTCATAGTATCGTTCTAACAGAGCAATGAAATTAGGATAGTACGCCGCAAAATGTTCGGGCAAAACATTTTCGACTTTCATTTCCCGCAGATTTAAATTTCTACGTTTTTTGTCTATAAAACGAGTGTGCATATTTTTATACTACAGTAATGGTATTTGCCATTCCGCCGTGATTAGTACACTTGTAATAAAGTGAACTCGGAGCGCTCATAGGTACTTTAAATTGTGTAATCCCAACTTCATCTGTTCCTGATATTACTGACACACCTGTGGTGTATGGTGTGCTAGTATCCGCTTCAGTAATTAAAAATGGATGACCTGTATGATTATGATCAAATCTATATGTATCACCTCTCCTCAAATACAATACCGGATTGTCTTCTGCGGAAGGAAACCAAACATTTCCTGCATCACTAAAGGTATAAGCAGAGCTACCATTATTGGTCATGTTAAATGAATATGCTACGCCCGTACTAACAGAAATTCCCACATCACTGTCTGCTCCAAAATACATAGCACCAGTGTTGCTGATGTTATTAATTTTAGAAATATCAGGAACATATCTTAGATTGCTGGAAGCGTTGACTTCATCAGCAGGAGCTCCTGAAGCACTTCCAAAATGAATATATGAAGTACCGTTGTTGGCATCTGCATTAACAACTTTTACTTCATTCGCTATCGAAAGAGATAAATTAGTTAACTCTGAACCGTTACCAGAAAATTTTGTTGCGTATACAGTATCACCTTCAACATAAAAATGTTCATGGATACCAACGCTGTCGTATCCTGTTGTGCTGGCTTTTCCTGTCACATAATCTTTAACTGGCTCAGCTAATAAAGGGTCCCTGATTATAGAATCTGTTTTCTTTGTCCATTGTGAACCACCAAATAAAAAAAGTTCAGTTTCGGTAGTACCTTTAATTATGTTTGTACCAGGATTATATAAAAATGCAGTGTCTATATTAGTGCTATCATATGTTTCAGCAGTAGTATCCAAACGAAATAAAACACTATGATCTGCGTCTTCTTCGGTAAGATTGGCTTGAATTTGTTTTCCGCCAACATTTTCTAATAATGATCCATCACCTACAAAAAATATATCAGGTCCACCAAATTGATTTGTTGCTGGATCATGTCTTAAATCTGAATCTACATACAAAACAGAAGCGCCGTCTTTGGTTGTAGAAAACGTAGCATAAAGAGTATCAGTAATACTATTCAATATTGGATCTTGAATATTTACTTGATCAGCTAAATCAGTTATTTGTGAATGATAAGCACTATCAACTTTTATTAATTCCGCACCGTTACCAGAAAATGCTGGCGCACTTAAAGTGGCTAAATCACCTGTAGTATCATATCTAAGACCTGTGCTCGTATATGAACTATCAAAACCTGTTGCGTTTTCTCTAAAAATTAAATATCCTTCAGTTAATGTTTGATTGTCTACAGCATCTATTTCTTTGGAATCTGCTACAAGTTCGTCTAAATTAGTAATGCTATTGCCAAATCCATCAGTTAATGTATTAGAAAAGGTGATATCCGTTGTGCCGGTTATAGATCCACTAGCACTTAAATTTCCATCTACTTGAGAACCACCTGCTACATCATCAATATTAGTATTTGCTAAATTACGTATATCTTGTAATGTGGATCGTTTGGTCGTCAATGAGCTGACATCATTAACAATAACTTCATCTGACAATACAGGAGTAAAAGCAATTAATTGGGATAGTTTAACGTCTGCCATTTTTTAAAATCTCGTTTTTCTTAAGTTTATTTATGCGTCTATGACACAGTTATATTAACAGTTGCAACTTCTGATGTACCAATTTCTGGTGTAACTCGATAAACAAAAGAGTCTGTTCCAGTATAACTTACGTTGGGTGTATATCTAAATTGTCCTGTGGCAGAATTTAGGACTTCTACAGATCCATTGAGAGGATCTCCTCCTGCTGCCAAAGAAAATACTAATGTTGTATTTGTCCACAAATCATTTGTTGCAACATTAAAGATCTGTGGAGTATCCAACGTCACATTAACAACATCATTTATAGCGTCTGAAATCGCTGCAACATTAACAGCAATAGGATATAATTTAGAACCAAAGTCACCAAGAACATTGATATTAAAAGAATCCAATCCACTATAGTCGATATCGGAAGTATATGTATAAGTAGCTACCGCACTTATCACGCCGTCTGTCGATGTTAATACATTTGTTAATGATCCCGAAGCAGTGCCGTGTAAAGGATCTGACACTGTAATAGATGTTGCTGAAGAAGGAATATTTTTTATCATAAAATTTTCTACTGTTAAAGGCACTTCTTCGATAGGCTCTATAGATAAAGGAGATGCCGCAAAAGCACTATCAAGACATACTTTAGAAAATAACTCTTCTTCTGGGTATGCGTTAAGATTGAGAAACTCAACACACGCTTCTTCGATAATGGCAGAACTGTTAGAAACATCTTTATATAAATTGATTTTCATATCAAAATCTAATGTATAAATGATAGTACGTCTGTTTTCTATAGCCGCTTCGTAATCATCACTAAATGTAATTCCCGTCATTGTGATAGGTGTGTCTTCTTTAATATCTAAATCATTTAATGGCTTAACAGTGACGGTGTAATGGGGTGTAAAATAAGGCAATATTTGCTCAACAATTTGTAATGCGTCATCTTGAGTTTTAGCGTATGCGTTCAATTGGAAAGAAATTATGTATGGAACAGGTGAATAAACTCTTTGCCCTTTTCCATTATAAGATGAAGGAAAAGTAACGCAGTTGTTCATTTTAGGCAACTGTCTTGTCGCATCATAATTCATAGCTAAAATTTCAAATGAAATTCTGGGTAATTTTAATGCAACCTGTCTTTCGTAATCTTCTCCATTTTGCATAGATTCAATTCGTGCAAGAAAATCTCTTTTAGGAGCATAAGATAAAGGCACTTTTTGTTGAGATAAAGTTTTACCTGCACTGTCTTGTCTTACAATGTTGATGTTATTAAATAACGATCCAAACACCGCAACTGCTTTTCTTATTCTTTGATGATAAAAATGATCGCCAAACATTATGGATCTCCAAACGGATTAGATTCAGAGAAATCAATGAAGTCTATAGTACCGCCTTGTGATGTAGTATTGAATGCGTCATTCATAGCGCCGTCTTGTAAGTCTTCTCCTATGACACTAGGAGTGCCGGTAGCACCTGATGTGGATCCAACAATAGGAGCGTTAGTACTCCAATCATGATATTCGCCATCAGAAGCACCTCCAGTGTGAGCGACATATATTTTCTTTTCAGATGGATTTGAATTGTCTATGTTGACAACTTCACCTGTTAGGGTAAAAGAACCATTAACCTGAGTTACTGTTTCATTAAATACAAATGCTCCTGTAATTTCAGGAAAGGTAAACACAGTTTGGAAAGCATGAGCGCTTTCAACATTGTCTATACCTTCTACACCAGTATCAAAATCTTCGTCGTTGTATTCAAACAATTCCGCACGAAGTTTAAAGACTGGCAAATCTTTTAGCTGATAGAAAGGTGATTCGTCTTCAACTTTAGTAATTTCAAAAATAGATTTTGAAAGTGGAAGAGAAATCAGATCTCCTTCGCGAGGGCGGTAGAATGGTTTGTCTTCTGATGATTCGTAAACAGCAACTTGATTTAACCAACGCCTGCGAGATACAATAAAAGTGGCGGCATCACGAATCTCTACTCCAAATTTGCTGAACAAATCTGATTCGCCATCGAATCCTTCAGTATTTTCTATATACATTTCCACCTTATATGCGTCATCAAACCTAGACACATTATCATCTGAAAATATGGTATCTTTGTTTACAATCTCTCGGGGCATATAATAAACATCTTGCCCATACATTTTAAGAGATTCGATAATCAGATCTTCGTAAAGTTCTTGCTCTGAAGATCTGCCTTGTGTGAAATAGAGATTAGTAGCCATTCATTAACCCATAAAAAAATCAGGTGGAAATTCATTTTCATTTCGTAACTTTTCTTCTAATTTTTCCAATTCAGCAGTAGCATCATCATAATACTGTCTTCCGTTTAATTGTACTCCTCCCGGCAAAGTCATACCGTCAAACTTCATCATGTTACCACCCCATTGTTGTTTGATCAATTGTGTGGTATAATCTTTCATAAACTTGTCATTCCATACGTCAGCAAACGAATCTGGATCTATAAGAGATAAACATTCGGCAATAATATAATCACCTTCTGCTAGATTATTGTATTGATTGGGAGCCCACTCACCAAAAATATATAATCTATTCTGATGCCTTGAAAAATTAACTCGAGGTTCGCCGTCTAAAATATCTGAAATAAACTCTAGATACTGTTCCATTTGGTAATAATATGACAAACCTCCTGCGAAGTTCATGAAGTCGCCCATGCTGTTTAACATCATTTGATATTTAACATCAAACATATTAACAGATCCAAATGTTTTACTAAATGGATATACTTTAGTGAGATATAGTACAGTGTTTGGAATAGTAATGTATTCGTTTGTTACATCATCCGCTGTTATTTGATGTTTAATGTAAGTAGTAAAAGTAGCGTCTGCATGATATTCTTGAAACATTTGTAACGCATCATCAACTTTATCTTCAATCTGATCATCATCTACATTAATTTCTAACACAGGAGAACCTAATCTCCGCAGGCAGAAATCAACTAGTTCTTCTCTTGTAGTAGGCGATGCCATGTAAATGTCTCCGGTTTATGTTTATTTATAAGAGTATTAAAGCGTTAATCGAATACGTCTTCTAGGATAAGTTTGACCGCTTACTGGTCTGTCTACATGTAATTTGCCATGTATATCATTATGATATTGAGATATTCTATCCAGTCTAACTTCGTATGGTAAAAATACTCTGAGGGGATTTGTACCAAACAATTCAGTTAATGTAAATCCTCCGTTTGCAAATCTTACCTCATCATAAGTATTAGGGGTTGTATATCTTTCAGGATATATTTTATTGGAAGATGACGGCGCACCTGTTAAATTTGTGTAATCTATCACGCTATCACTTTGTAACACGGATTTAGCATTAGTTAACATGTATGTTTTAAGTTCATCAAAAGATGGATATCTACCGTATTTAACATACCACCAACTGACTATGACACCAGCGACACCTGCTACTTGAGGAGCAGCGTTACTTGTTCCACCAAACATACCCCATTTAAATCCTAATGCATCAGTGGCTAAAGGATAAGCATTAAATGTTGAAGTTCCATTCGCTGCCAAATCTACAACTGGTCCACGAGCAGAATAACTATCTAATAATGTGTTAGTATCACTGTGTTGTGAAGCGGCTACAGACATACACCATCGTGTGTCTCCATCTCTTCCATTTCGTAAAGGATATACTACTGAAGGTGCTGATCCTGTAGTGTCTATTATAGTATAATTAAGACTAACCCCTTGTTCTGCAGAAAAACTTTGATAAAAATATTTAATAGGAACTGATCCACCACCTTGATCTTCAATTTGTATTTGAGTGTTCCATTGAGGTTGATTCCAACCAGCCTTTACTCCTGCTCCATTACCCAAAGACATAAAATTATATATGCCATTATATGTAGACCAGGTGTCACCTATTTCTTCCCATGCGCTAATTTTATTTTGGGTTGTCCAAGGTATCATCCATTGAGAAACTCCTCCATCGGTTACATATCGAGGAGCAATACCAGCGTTAACAAAAGGAGTTAAATCGTTTCCCCAACTGGCACCAGGTCGATTAGTGGTAACAAGATTGCCTGCGGAATCATATGCTTGTAATTGATCTATGTAATCTGGTAAAATAGCATAGTTAATAGTAGAACCAAAAAATCCCCACGCACCGGTGACTATCGTAGCATTTCTTTTACCTGTTTCGGGATTAATAGGTTTTGTGTTATGCCATTCTAAAATTGCACCGTAAACTGATACATAAGGATCTACATTAATGTATATAACTCGAAGAGAAGCATTTTTACACCAACCAGAATATAATCCTCCTGAAGTGCTTAATACACCAATTGCATGACTGTCAAAATATTTTAATCCTGCAATTTGATTATTTTCATCCGAGTTAAGATTCACATTGTAATCACGCCATTGCATAGGAATAAATCTTCTATCGCCATTCGCATCTAAGAAATCAGGATGATCGATTGTCATATCAGTATCGTAATCAGGTAATCCAGCCTCAACAGCAACAATGTCTACATATTTTCCATCGTTCCAATAATCATAAGAACCCGGTATATTATTGTCTTCGTTTTCTGGAGGATCAATAAATCTTCCTACAGGATTTTCATTTTCAATTGAATCAGAAAAATAATAAAATGAAGTAGTTGCTCGATCTATACCAATTTCTCCTTCAGCAAATGTTACAGAGTCATCGGTTATAAAATTCGATTGTTGTTGTCGTAATATGTCTGGATATGTAGAAGATGAGATTGCTATTTCTTGTTTTTCAAGTGAGACAATTTCTTCGCAGTGTGAAAGTTCCTCAGCCTCTTCTTCGGTCAATCTAAAAACCATAAGAGATTGGAACATAGAACATTCATCTATACACTCGTAGTCACAGGCGTGACCAGTATGAATAAATTCATGTTGATCACACTCTCCTGTAACAATTGCGTTGTATATGTGTTTTCCCATTACAGGAATTCAGCCGGTAAAGCATAGTTGGCGTAATACACACCTTCACCAACAACTATCTTGAAGTTTTCAATATATCCATGAAAACCAGAAGTGCCGTCAGCCAATGCAGCCAATGTTAGAGGTCTAGTACCCCAATCCCATACATTGAGAGGAAGGTTTGTAGGTTTGAAACCATTCATGGAGAAAACTCTGGGATCAGGTTGACTTGAATAAGTTATTGCAAGATGGTTCCACTGTGATGTTACAAAAGAAGTTTGTGATAGACTTGCCGTTGAAACACCAGAGATGAATCCGCCGTCATTTTGATACACCCGTATCTGATCATCTTCTCTAGTCACAGTTAAATACTTGTTGCCAGTAGAATCAGAGGTTGATGGTGCGCCAAAGGTAAATAAAACCTCTTCGCCTCTACCAGTTTGATCAGACCAAAACCAACCTTCTATTGTGCATTTTTGTGTACCTAAAGCAATCCCTGTAGTTGTCTGTAAATAATTATTTCCAGTGGTTTGATCAGCAAACATAGATTCGTTTCCAAATTTAGTTTGAGCTGAGGAAGAGGCAAAGTTACCAACTAAATTGAATGATACTGAAGCATCTGAAATATCTGAAATAACACCCGCATCTGATTTAAGTAATAACTGTGATCCTATAGTTCCCCAGACTGGATATTCTCTAGGATTGCTTTCTTTAATTGCACTGTTTAGTCCAAAATTAGTGGCACTTGGTACATTTACAACATTCCATGTTATAAGACTGAAATTCATTGCACTAGCACCGTTGAACATATTATTCATAAAGTTACTAGTAACACTAGATGTGTCCCAAGAACTTATATTTTGGTTGAATGCAGAGGCGTTCTGGAACATACTCTGCATATTAGTAACAGCACCAGTATTCCAACCGCTAATGTCTTGATTGAAATTGGTTGCGTCTCTGAACATCCTTTGCATATCAGTGACACTAGACGTATCCCAAGAACTTATGTCTTGATTAAAGGCTGTACAACCGTCAAACATTTGATTTGTTGATGTCACACCAGTAGTGTTCCAACCCGAAATATCTTGATTGAATGCAGAATTCCTGAAGACGCTGCCGAGCGCTTGTCCCGATAAATTTAATGTGGTTGCAAAATTACCATTTAAGGCTACACCACCATTGTTGAATGACGTAGCATTGTCAAACATTGTTGTCATACCAGTAACACTAGACATATTCCAAGAACTAATGTCTTGATTGAATACAGTAGCAGTGTCGAACATTTGTTGCATATTTGTAACAGTACTGACATCCCAAGATGAAATATCTGGATCATTAACTGACGATCCATTGAACATACTTTGCATACTAGTAATAGGCGATCCTGTCGGCATTAAGATACCAACGTTTGCAACGAACTGATAAGTTGGGTTAGCAGTTCTCCAAGCAGTACCAGTAGGATCTGTAGCAGTGTTACTTAACGGATACAGGATACCACCTGACGTACCCCAGATAGGATGTTCATCGGGCGTGAATAGTAGTGTGTCAAGATCAAAATTTGTTGGTTCTAGACCTATTGAAGATACATCCCAAGCATTTAGGTTTTGATTAAAACTAAGTGCTTTTGCAAAAGTTTCAGTCATATCAGTGACATTAGAAACATTCCAACCGGATATGTCCGGAGTATCTAATGAATAAATATATCCATAACCAGGGTCAGTCGCGTTTGCGGTTGCCTCTAGATTTTCACCTTCATAATTAAAAACTATAAGTTCAGAGTCGTCTATCAAAGAAACTGTGTTTCGCTCAGCATTGATGGCCAAATTCATTGCATTAAACTGACTGCTCAATAGATCGCCATTAGAAAGATCATAAACATATACTGAATCTCTGCCGGAGATACCTGCCGCTGACGCGGGCGTATTAGCGACATTATCGTCAAAACACGTAATAGCTAATTTATTTTGACTAACCGAAATGCCCGGTTCGACAGCAAAACCGCCCCAACGATCAGTCTGATCGCCAGTATAAGGATTATTTAGTTCGTAGAGTAAATTTCCTGTTGATATGCTATGCACATAAACAGTATTATACGAAGAAGAATTTTTTCCTAGCGTCACAACATAATCACCAGAAACTGCCATATGATAACCCCCCCAAGACGGGTTGGTGGTGTTCAGCGATGCCGGTCGAGTTAATTCTCGTAATGGTGCACCTCCAGAGACAATATCATACACATAAACGCGACCATAATTACTAGGATCGCCATCTTCGCCTTTAGAACTTACAATTAAATTTGTTCCTGATATTTTAGGCGCCGCACCGCCAAAGTATCCAAAAGAAGTATTTCCTACCCCAAGAGGATTTGGTGATGTAAAGGTATTAATTAATGTGTTGTAGTTAACGCCACCCCACACCTTTACTCTGCCGTTCTGAGGATTGTCAGCACCGTAATCTGTTATTGCAAGATAGTCAGAAGACATGCCCAATTTTTCACCTAGATGATCACCAAAAGGTAACCCCGTTGCTCCTGTTTTAGTATTGACAACAGATCCTGTTGTCAAATTGTAAATTTGAACTCGCCCTGCTGCGCGAGTATTACTCGCGCCAGAATACCATTCTGATGAACTTACTGCTAAGTAATCACCACCCAAAGCAATTTCATCAGCATAACCGACATCTGAAATCGGTTGTGAAAAATTAATAGTTCCGTCATTTTCAAGTGCTTTATCAAAAGTTTTAGTAGATGTATCATATATTAAAACGGCTCCACCATCAACACCAATGGATAAATCGTGGTCTGGTGCCGCAACTGCAATCCAAGTCGAATTTACTTTGGCGCCATTTATACCAAAGTCAGAATTGTCTGGGTTGTTGGTGGGGGAGCTTTGCTTAGGAGAAAGATACCCGGTAAGTTTTAAACCACCAAATTGAAGCGCTTTATCAAACATTGCAATCATATTTACTACACTAGATGTATTCCAATCCGATATGTCTTGATTAAAAACGGCAGATCGTTCAAACATTCTTTCCATATTTGTAACATTGTTTATAGTGCTAGAAAAAGTACTCCCTACAAATGTTGTATTCCCGTTGTTAAAAGTTTTATTTCTAGCTTGAGAATTTTGAGAAAACATAAAAGAAGTGTTTGTAACATTAGCCATGTTCCATGAAGATACGTCTTGATTAAACTCTAACGCAGTATAAAACATATTAGTCATGTTAACATTTGTTGCTGTTCCGCCAGCTAAATTCCATGTCAAAGGAACAAAAAGAGGATTATTGATTAAGACACTATCTCCACCATTATTAAATTTAAGTGAGGTATCGAACATGGAAGTAAAGTCATTAACGTTACTTACATCCCAACTACTAAGATCTTGGTTGAAGAGGCTGGTACTCTTAAACATATTACTCATATCGGTAACAGTGCTAACATCCCACACTCCAATATCAGGATCATTAAATGACTTATTATTGAACATATCACTCATATCAGTAATAGGTGTTCCTGCTGGCATTAGAATACCAACGTTTGCTATAAACGAATATCCAGCCGCTGTGCCATAGTTGGTTCTCCAAGCAGTACTAGTAGGATCTGTGGCAGTATTACTTAACGGATACAGGATACCACCTGAAGTACCCCAAAGAGGATGTTCGTCGGTAGTGAATAATGTAGCTCCAGTGGCAAAGTTATTTGGCAGAGAAGCAATGTTTGAAACATCCCAAGCATTCAAGTTTTGATTGAATGCTAAAGCGCCATTGAACATGTTTAACATATCTTGAGTTGTGCCGGAATTATCAGTACCCACTAAACCAGTATCCCATCCACTAATGTCTTGATTAAATGTCTGGGCATTGTTGAACATAAACCCCATGTTGATGACAGCGGCAGTATTCCAAGAACTAATATCTTGATTGAATGCGGTAGCGTCGGAGAACATACCATACATATAATCTACAGTTGAAGTGTTCCAAGTCAAAGCAACACCGCCATTGTTGAATGCAGAGGCACCTTGGAACATTCTATCCAGACCTCTAAGATTAGTGTTGTTGAATGCCACAATACCACTAAGACTCCAAGAACTAAGATCTTGATTGAATGAAGTTGCATTGGTGAATGTTGACCACATACTAGTAACAGTAGAAGTATCCCAAGTAGAAATGTCAGGATCATTAAATGTTGAATTGCCTGAAAACATACTGTTCATATCAGTAATGGGTGATCCTGTTGGCATTAAAATACCAACGTTTG